ATAAGCCGCTGCCCTGATTTATAGTAACAGGGATTGTTCTGCCGTCAGGTAAAGGCACTGCCGCTTCAGCACCGGCCTCGCCAAATATGGAAGCCTCAGTAGCGATGCCGCCTTTTGCGAAAGGCTGAAAACCATATGATATACTCCATTGATTTGTTGAGCCAGCAGGCCATCCCATTGCCGTATCAATCCTCGCAGCCGAAATATCATATCCCCGTACTTCGTTGTACAACTGTGTCGGATCAGTTCCGACTCGACTTTGCATAAAAGATCTAATATCTTTATCAGAGAAGACAACAGGATCCGGTGTCGTAGCCGGTCCCCAAATACTCTCAAAAGTTGGGGCTGTCCAGGTAGGATCTATTGTTGTCACCGGATCAATGGATCCGCCACCAGTACTATTATTATTACCAATTGGAACCCATTGACCACTTTGAAATAATGCTATTGCTTCTATTACAAAGCTAGTCGATACGTCATATAGGTTAGCTATCTGATCAATAAACTCGTTGTATATCTCCTCAACTTGCGAATCAATACTTAATAAATCTAATTCATAATCCAATGCCTTCTCATCTTTGATAATATCTAATATATCGCTGATATACTCAAGTTCACTTACTGCGGCAAGTGAAGCCTCTGCATTGACTTGATCGTAGTTCTGAACATCAACATCTGTTAACCCCTCTAATGCGTTAGTCACCATATCAAATATCTGAGTATATTGATCACCAGAAGCAAAGAAGTCTCTTGCATTAGTTAGATACTCATCAGCAAAAGTAGTAATATTGGCTAGTGCATCTAAGTCACCGCCCTGAGCTAGTTCAAGTTGCTCAGAGAACTGATTTTGCGACTCAGTTAGTTGCTCTCCTGGCGTTAGGGTTGTTAGTGATTCATTTAGTAATATGCTTTTTAAGTAATCGCGTATACTTTTAATTGAATCCTCAAGTGACTCTGCGGCTGAAATCTGCTCTTCATAATTACTCATGACCAACGACTGTAAACTAGATGCTGCTGATAATTGCTCATCATAGTCATCACTTGTCAGCATTGTTTCAAGTAGCCTTTCTTTCTGTATCTCTGCTAATGAATCAGGATTAGTGATTCTGGTTATATCATCTGTAATGCTTAACTTTTGACTTCCTAATGCCTTATTAAAATCTTCAAAAGTTTTAGTGATTCTATCTTTAGCGTCTAACACTGCTCTATTACCCGTACTAAGACCAATAACAATAGATGCTAAAGCTTGTTGATAACTACCACCTGCGCTAATAACTTCTTTAAGAGTTTCTATGAAATTATCAGAAATGCCATTTAAACTACTTTCTAGTTCACTATCATCAAGTCTATTAAAATCTCTTTCCAGACTATCTATCAGTCCACCAAGTGATGCTTCCAAATCTTTAAATTGCTTATTTACCTCAAGCCATGCAGGAGCTAATGACAATAAATTAGCAAGCCATTTTGCGCCTGCTTCTGAATTAGCTCCAAACTGTTCTATTATAGCTGCCTTCAAAGCATTAAACTCTTCTATTGTTCTAGGCGTTTCTACACCAAAACGAGTAAATTGATCGTTTAGTTTTTTAAAAGCAAGTTGCGCCTTTTCTGATGATGTTAAGAACCCATCTATATAGGCATCTAAGTTCGACTGCATCTCACTTACACCACCAGAAGCTCCAGCAAAACTTGATAGATCAACATTACTACCAGCACCAATAGCCATTAGTGAGAGTTGAGTATTACGCAAGTCCATCCATGTGCTTGCTAGTTCTTCTCCGTCACCAGCTAGAGACTCCATCACCTTATGTACATTATCAAACTCTGTGTTTGCCAATATTGTTTGACGCACCATTTGTGGTAACACGTCATTTTGTTTATTCTGAACATCCATAAAGTTAATAGAAGTTAATCCATACTGGCTTAATATATTTTCTGCTTGTTCAACCTCAGATGTAACACGTACAAATGTCTCGAATAATCCTTCTCCTACCTGCTGGAAAGCATCCAACTCAGGGAAAACTATTTCAACTGCTTTATCTCCTTCAGCACTGAAGTATGCAGAGATAGCTTCATTTATTTCATCTTGATCAAGTCCTTTAAAGTCAATTAATGTAGAGGATAATACAAGCCCTTCAATCTGCTTAAGTACATCTCCGTTATCTAATGGTCGAAGAACTTTTGAACCTTCAATAATTACATTAACCGTATCATTAATAATATCATTGAGCCAATTACTTATAGTTCCATCTATCTCTGCAAAAATATTAGCTGTAAAGCTATCCATTTTTGCAAGTCCCTGTATTGATGTAAACTGATCGACTACACCATAGTAGTACGTTTTAGCACCATTTTTGAGAATATCGCCAAATGTCTGATCTTTAATATCAAACCTACCAGTTTCTTCATTAAAGTCAGTAGGCGCACCAATTGATATGCCAGCAGCTTTTATGTTTTCACTATCACCAGTAAGAAGTTGTGTAACAGCATTTGCCACTCCACCTGAAAATATAGCCGCAGTAGTATCGAACCCCTTGTTGATTGCGTGAGCTATGCCACTTTCCTTATAAGCTCCTTCAAAAAACCCAGTCTCGTCAAAACCTAATGATATTATTTCTCCTGACAAAGCTGCTAATTGCAAAGGGTCATTGGCAAAGCTTTCAAATTGCTTAGACCTACCTACTTCAAGTCCTAATTCCTTAGTATTATTATCAATGTTCTGTAATGATATTAGCATTCTTGAGCTATGTTCATTACCAATTAATGCGTAATCCTCAAGCAACTCCATTCCATTGCCCAGCGACTCAGAAAACGCATCACTATCACCAAGTACAGTTCCTTTTCCTTGCGTCTGCTGCACTTCAGAAGGCCCAGGGCTTGCACCTAGAGTTGCCATCTGTGCACCAATAAAAGCTAGTTGGACAGCAACAGCAGCAGCAGTAATAGCTGCTTCAGGCCAACCACCTGTTGCAAGCGAGCGTATAACAGCAGCTACACCATTGACTGTTGCTGAAATTAATGTCATTGCCAATGATTTACGCTGTAGCTTTTCCTGTTCTTTACTGCCCTCTTCTGCGGCAGCAGCTTGTGCTGAGTACATACTAGCTAGTGCGCCAAATGTTCCACCAATCATATCAGCAGCATTCAATGCTGTATCCATAGCAGTGGATGACCCAGCTGTAAGCCCCCCTAGTGAACTAGTTGCATCGTCAGCACCCTTAGAAACCCCTGAAGTTGCGTCACCAGCTACTTTTGCCTTTCCTTCAAACGTATCAAGCCCGTCATTAATATTGGCAATAGCAACTGCCGCTCCAACGCTTATAATAGGGCTTTCAGCTGCAACGGCAGCCGTTGACTTAGTTTGAGTTTCTATTCCTTTTATTGCGGCTGTGGCTATCTTCCCTGTGTTCTTAGATTCAATCCCTGCTTTTTTTATCGGATCTACAAGTCCTTTTTCTATTATATTCTCACTTTTCGATACAGTATCAAATGTCTTTTTGAAATCTTTTGATACTACTCCTAAGTCTTTCTTTATCCCCTTGGAGTCGATTTTAACCTCAATCAAAAATGGAGAGATTTCCATGTTATCGAATAGAGCGTTTATCTGCTCTTCAAGCCCACCTTCATCCTGGATACCAAAAGAACTTGTGCTAACATCCCTGCGACTCCCCTTTCGGAACTCATCGCCACTAAGTCCAAATTGTGGGTTGCGGGGTATCTGGGGGGCACTATCAGCACCTGGGAGATCAGCAGCCGCATCTCTTAACCTGAGTATATCCTCAAGGATATTCTTAATTTGCTGAGCGGATATCATTACTTCATCTGTAAATCCACTAAAACTACCAGTTACCTCTTTGATACCACTAGCCATAGATGAAAACCTATCGATTTCAGCTTGCTTAAGATTAGCCTGAGTAGCAATTTCTTCTTCAAGAAACCTGATTGTCTGCTTTCTTTCAAGTATCTTGCGCTGCTTTTCCATGAAATCAAGGATGATATTTGTAATATCCTCAACAGCACTTAATACAGCATCACCGCCATCGATCTTGTCTATTCCAACTCTTAGAGTGTTTTCATTAAGCAATTGTTGAGCTTTCTCTAGTTCACCATTCAGAAGCTCTTTATCCAAAACAACTTTAAACTTAGTTAGCGCATCTTTTACTTGGGTTGCATTAAGTTGTTGATCAACCAATCGTATCTTTTCTTTTTCAACTCTAACTTCCCGTAATGCTTTTGTTTGATCTAATAGCGTACCATTAATAGCATTAATCTTATCTCTCTCAAGACCAAGAAGCACAAGTGACTGTTTATAATTTCTATTATTATCTCGTATTGCTTCGCTTATTTTATTTTTAGCATTAACATGATCTCTAACATGATTTGTTATTGCTTTTAATTTCTCTTCAATTTCTTTTAGTTCACCCGCATTAAATTTATCCGCTAACTTCATCTCGTTAGCTTTTTCTTGAAGCATATCAAATTCAATGACTAAATTATTGATACCTTCCTGTAATTCATCAGTGGTGAAGCCAGCTATGTCAGCTTTCGCTTTCTTAAATGGTGACATTCCTGCAATTTTTCCAAACAGACCAACTGTCCCTTTTAATACACGATTGGCTTCCCATAAAGAAATTGCATATAACTCATCTGCTTTACTCATTTTTAGCTTCTGAATTCTAGATAATTCATAAGCTCGCGCACTTAATGTTAGTTGTTTATTCTCATCAATCAACGCATCAAAGTGTGACAGCACGGCATCTTTTGCGCTCTTGGTAGCCTCTGCATTCCTTTCTTGTGCTTCTGCTCCTGCCTCTAATGCTCTATTGGTATCCCAGATAGCAAGTTGAGCAGATAATGCCCCATCAGAAAAGCCTATCTTTGCAAGTCGGTACTCTTCATATGCTCTTGCGGAAATCGTCAGGGCGATATTCTCATCAATAATAGCACCCTGCTCTTTTTTTATTGCCTCTGCCATTGCCTTTGCGGCTTCTTCTGCTTTATCTGTCGCTTCATTTAACAGAGTAATAGCAGCGGCTTTTGCCTTGATTGCCTCTGGCGTATTTACTTTCTCAAACTCAACAGAAGCATTCCTTGCCTTGATTAGTGCAGCATTAGTTGCTTCAAATTCTTCCTTTATCTCATTAAAACTAATATCGGATATTTGCCCAAACGCATGTAAGAATGATTGCCAAGCAAATGCTGCTCCATTAATAGCAATAAATAGATCTTCTATAATTGCTGTTGATAGGACTCGAACCCACGTTACATTTTCACGTAACCACGATCCAAGTTGCCACCCTGCAAATCCAGCAATTACTAGACTTACAGCGATATTAAGGAGTCCAAATGCTAATGCTGCTCCACTTGTTGCTTTCCCTAGCAACCCAGTTGATATAGTGGCTTTCTTTTCTGCATTGCTTAGAGCAGCAGTCGCTGCCGCTGTTTTAGATCTAGCCGCTCCCACCCCTGCTTCTGCGGCAGCCGCATCTGCTGATAAAGATATATTTAATGCTCTTGCATCTGCTAAGGCAAGCTCAGCACGGTCGAGATTCACAGTGGATGCTGTTGCTCCTGTCATTGCCTCAACTATAGCAACATTAGCCCTAGCTAATGCAACCGCACTAGTTGCAGAAGCAACCATTGCTTCTGAGTTAGCTAATTCAGAAAGTGTGTGTAAAAATGCGGCTTCAGCAGATACTTCGTGAGAGGCTGCACTAACAAAGTTAGCTTCCGCTGATGTGACTGCCGCTGCTGATTGCAGTCTTGATGTTATTAAACTTGCTTCAGTGGCTGCATTATTTTCTATCACAGCAAGTGAGTGAGCAGCCACTGAAGTGATAAGTTTTCTGCTATAAACAGCCATTAGTATGTATGCGAGTGTTTTAGCCGTATCTATTACAGCACTCATATTATGTGCAATAAAGTCGAGTCCCGCTGCAATACTAGTCGTTGCTCCTGATACTTTGTTTGCACTAGCTATGTATTGTCCAAATGCAGTATCTATATTTTGCATTGCCCTTGCTACAGTTACAGGCATTTGTGCAAATTCTTCATCTATTGTTGCTGACATCTTAAGCATTGCATTCAAAACTTTCCTTGCTGATAGTTCGCCATGCTCAGACATTTTACGCAACTCACCGGCAGATTTACCTAAAGACTCAGCGAGTACTTGCTGTATTCTTGCCCCGTTTTCCGCAATAGAGTTAAACTCATCACCACGTAATATACCGGAAGCCAATGCCTGCGACATCTGCCTGATAACAGAATTTGTTTCCCCTGCTGTCGCACCAGAAATCGTGAGTGCTTTAGCCAGTGTTTCTGTGAATCGAGCAGTGGTTTCAATAGTACCACCCATTTTTTCAATTGCTTTATTAGCACGAAAGAAAATGGTGGTATTTGCTTCAAATGAAGTTCCTGTACGCATGGACATATCCACGAGCATCTGGTTTGACTTTACATAATCTGCATTTGTTTTTGTAGCAACACGAATTCTTGACTCAAGGAGGGTCATCTTGTCAGCAAGTGCGACAGTCTGAGTTACTGTATGAACGAACGACAGCAACGAGAGTGATGCCGCAAGATGCTTAAATGCACTTCCCGCGTTAAGCACATCACGCGACAATACTTTTGACGTTCTTGATACTGTGGTTAAATCTTTATTAGCTTGGCGGACTTGTGATGTATCAATTCTAATACCTAGAGTTGTAAAGTCCGCCATAATTTTATTACCTTTTCTTAATTGCTAATAAATCTAATCTTTTTATGATTTGTATATCTTGTGAAGTGGGATCATATTCCATTAGATCCTTCCACGCTTTAATTTCAGTATACGTAATAGCAAGCGCACCCTCCATTCCGTACTGCCTTGCATTATGTAACTCAATGAACCATTCCCATAGATAAAAAACAGGGTATGGCACAGTGAACTTTTCTAGCTGATATGGTTTAACGCCTGATGACTCCCATACCTTATTATAGTGGTCGCGTAAGCAACCACCACCTTTCATCGGATGACTTAATTCAAAGTTATCGTCTGCAAAGTTGAGCAATTCATCTACTTGCTCTTTCCAAAGTTTCCCAAATCTTCGCTGAACTCTCTTACTTGCTCAACGATTAATGGGTTTTCTGTGCAGGCTTGTAGAGAAAGCTGTGTTGACCACTCTTCATCAATACCTGTCCAGCCTACAATTCTTTTACTGATTAATTCATTACCAAAATCAATATCATCTTCAACCATGCGTATTTCAGTATTCTTACCACGCTTTTCACGTTGGTCATCCTGTCTACGTCTGGCATTTAATTTTTTGTTTGTCCATTTCTGCACTTCAGGAGCGTGTGCGCCCAGCACCATAAAAGTAATCCCTGTTTCTTCGCCCATTTCATCAAGAAATGGCATCTCTTCTGCATGAGAGCATCTATTGACTACATTTAGGGACGCAAGGGAAACGGATGATTTAACTTGTACTGCTTCTTCTTTAGACATTATTATAAATCCTAATAGAGTTACTAAAATGCCAGCCCATTATTGGACTGGCATGTGTTTTAGCAAGGGTATTATTTTAATACAAACTACTTACTTACTATATGTTATACAAACGCACTATCTTGAATTGAAATAGTGGTTAGGTGAGATGAAGTACCGGATCCACCTGCTGTGTTTTCTAAAGCGACATACGGCATAGTCATAACAAGACCTTTTTCACCGTCATCTTTAGTTGCACCACCCACTTTAACGCGAGGCATATTAAATACCATCACATCAGAAGTAGCCGTGTTGTCAGTTGTGAAAGCAGCAACAACAGATATTTCAGTTTCATTATTGAAATAATCACGCATTGTAGCGTCTTGAAAAAGAACAGTCATACTACCTGTTACTTTGATCTTCCCAAACTGTACGTCAGGTGCTACGTTAGAGCCTACAACAGCTCCAATTGAGGATACGTTACCATTCGCTGCAACATCGAATCCAGTAATCAGCCCTACTTTAACGCCTGCAACCATAACGAATCCATTAACACCGGCAAGAATACTACCTGTTGATGATGCTGTTGGAGTTGTAAAGTATGCACTTGTTGAAGTCTCCATATCAAGACCAATAAATGGGAAGTCAATTGTTGCCAACCCTGTTGGTGGTAATTTAACATCAACTGAACCCACAGCACAGTCAGTGAACTGTTCTGCCTGAGTAATATCACTAAAGTCATGCTCAATAGTCCAGTAATCGCGAGTATGCCCAGACTGAGGGATAATAACTTCTTTACCCTGTGTAATGCCCGTGATTGCTGCACCTGCTGACTCAGCCACTATATCAGTGCTATCAAGCGTAGTTACGCCCATATCTGTTGCAGTTAATGATGTGATTAGGAGGTTGTGATCGTTATTGGCTGTTGCTGTTGCGAATCCAGTGAATTGAAGTACCTGTCCAATCTTGAATCCTAGCGTTAGCCAGTTACCAGCAGCCGTTGAGATGGTTCCTGTATATGTATCCGCGCCATCACTTGCAGCAGAAATATCAGATAATGCAGAAGAACTAACAGCATTACTTGCAGCGGCTCTTAACCCAGACTCGATAAAGCCTTGATAAGTACCTACTGATAGTTCGCCTGAGATAGTACCCTCAACCTTACGTAGTCCATGACGCATATCACGAGACTGCTGAGACTGTATAATCTCTGCACTTTCGTATGTGTCTTTGGATAAATCAAGGTTGGATGTAACTCTACGCATATACTGTGCGCCAGAAGCGGTAGCTTTAGTACCTAGAGCGGTTTGTTTCTTTGCAACGAGTAATTTGAATATACCACCAGCAATAGCCATTTTTATTTACCTATATAGTTATAAGCAAGATGGCTAAGACTGAGGCTTGCGATGAGATAATGCAAACGAGAGATAATGCGAGCTTGTTTGTTAAAAAATTAAGTTCTCTTTCTTTTCTCCATGTCAAGATGACGTAACCACGCCCTACAGACAATAGATGAAAATTCTTTTAGTTCACTTAGATCATGATCGTCTGAATGTAGTACGTTTTCATCCAGTTTCTTATCTAAAGATGATAGTATTCCTTTTACTTGCCTAATTATGCCTTTGCAAGTGACTATTTCATATTTTGTCATGTATTTACGATTTTACACTAAAAAGGTAATGACAATGTATTTTTTTATACTTAACCTTTAATCAAAACACATTTGAATAGAATTGAATACGAATTATTGTCTTGTATCTATCTCCATCTACATGCCCATCAATGATTGATGGAGTTGCATTTATAATGACTGTTACGCCATCTTTAACAAATGATGCACCTCTAAAAAAGGTAGTGCGTATTAATTCAGCACGTAGCTGGGATGCAAGTGTGCCTGTTTCAAGTCCGTACATTAGATCAACTTGCATAAATCCAAGCTCTCTATGCACAGATCCATATTCATTATTTTCTGGATTGGCAAACTTAACCCATATTGCTTGATAATTAGTTCCTGTGACTGGCTTAAACGGCACATTCTCCCATGCTGTACTGATAGTAGGACTAATGCCATTAACGGCTGCTTCTAGTGCTTGTCGTATACTTACTGTACTCATTACCTAACTCCAACCATTGCTCTATCAACTACTCCACTAAACTCAACTAATGTAAGTCCAACGATACCTGCGGAGTGACGGTTTGTTTGCCAACTATGCCCATGCTCTAATAAATTTGCATAGCTTAAGTTATTAACCAGATAATATACTTTCCCTGCCGCATGTAATCTAGGCAGTTGGCTTTCATGTTCATTAACTGTCTTACCAACTGTACCCAAGGGGCTTTTGTCGAACTTCTCTAAATCTTTACCGCTAGGCTGAAAGTTAATGCCTAGCATCCAGTTGCCCTTGAAGCGTCCAGTAAGAATAGGACTCCGCATTGATACACCCTTATCAATATTCATCACTACGTCTTTAACAACCGTATCCTGCCTACCTTTCTGTGTATTTACCCATGCTGATATATCAACAAACTCAACCATTTTCTATACCCTCAAGTTAAGTTTATACATAGTCGCTACTGTACCAGCAGGATTGATTTCTATGAGTGGTTCTTTTATTGTATAATTGACCGTATCAATAAAACAAGTATCATTAATTTCAGGCTTTGTAATACCTGTTGCGCTAAGTAATAACTTTTTATCACCTGAAATGATTAATGTGCCATCAATCTCACGCGCACCGTGATCGAGTAAAGCACCTAAGCCTGCCTGAGTGGTAGTAACAACAGGTATCAGCCCTGTAGCGGGGTCATACACACCTTGCTCTGTGTGTGTAAGGATAAGTGCTTGCCCAAATGATTCAATTAATTTAGTTGCTGTTGCCTGTGATTTTGAATAGTCGAATTTAGCCATTATATTGCCTCTCTAAGCCCTATCAACACGCCCGATAATGTTGCCACTACCATTAACGCCATTCATTAGATAAGGTGCAAGTAATTTATCAATAGCACTGTATTTAACCGCATTACTCCCTGCGCCATTGTCAGCGTACTCAACTTCCAGCGCATCTACTTTTTCTTTAGTCGTAATACGACCGCCATCACCCAGTAAAGAACCGGCATTAGCTTTTAATGCAAACTCACAACAGGCTCGCTGTACTTCAACAGGCACAATAGCATTAGAGACAAGTGTGCTACCATCTATATAGACGCTATCTCTAGGCCAATCTAATGCTTGAGCATTAGATGTTAGATCATTAACGCGCAATCCCTGCCATAAGTTGCGATACTGCTGCATCATATAGTCAGTCGCTTTTCGCAAATTCTGTTCTTTTACTGACGTTACCAAAGGTTCCCAATCGCTGTTACCACGATCAGAGTGATAAGTATTTGCATAAACTATAGTTACATAGCTTTCGCTATCTACTTTACCTGTACCGTCCTCAGAAATTATACTCATTTATCTAATGCCTTATTGATAGTATTTATTTACTTCGCGCTTCTAAATATGTATTTGAGCCTATAAGCCCACTTATTAGCTTCATCAAAAGCGACTGTAATCAGTTTGTCTTTTTTCATTTCATTTCATTTTACTTCATATATTATCGTTAGTAAAATTACGCCTGGCTCATCCTGCACACACGCTGTGGCAACATGGCTAGAACCATCATAGGCATAATTACTGACAGAGTATCGTCAGCATACTGCGAGTAGCTATGTAGTCACGTATTAGCTGCTCCCCACCTGCGTTTGTTTCAATCTCCTCTGAGTTGATCATAACGTACAACTCAGTTGCCATCGGAGGAGGTATTATCAAACTAGGGCAGTAATTGGGAGCAGGTGTAGCGCAGCTACTTAGGCTCAGTAGACTGATTACTGCGAACCAACTCTTCAAGATTCTTTGTTTGCGCTTCTTCATTAGCCTTGCCCACTTTTTCAATTTTACGACCAATTCCTAACATACCGACTGAACCGGTGATAAAACCCATCATAACATCCATGTCATGTAACCCTGCATAGTACCCACCTACACCGTATATAAGAGATACTGCGATACCTAACCATGTAATAAAGCCTTTCATAAATAATTGTCCTTTGTTAATTGTATATAAATTAGTAATACCCTACTTGCAACACTAAGTCACAATTTCTTCTGGAAGAACTCGCTTAAAAAGTAGGTTAAGGCTGCTATTACACCCCATGTTGCCATACTATTGATAAGTGACTCTCTTCGCTCTTTCCATGTTCGTTCGTCCTCCTCTTCCTCTTCCATTAGGTTATCCAAATAGGCCAACCGTTCATTACACTTAGCGCATTTAGTTCTCTTGCATGTCTGGCACTCTTCACTCATGACCTAGATACTCCTTTTGATTTTTCAAACGAACGCATCCCAGCAAGGCCAAGCATTCCGATTAATATTTGTGCTGTTAAACTAGTATCCAGAATCGGGAACTCCCCTGTATACCCAAAGAAAACAGCCGCTATAAACTGAGCAAAAGGTGATATTATACCCGCATAAACCACGGATATCCCACAACTCCACCCCACAAAAGGTCGCCAGCCACTGACAAATAGGTTAGGATTTGCCGCTTCGATTTTGTTAATGTCAGCCTGTGCCTGTATGACTGCCATTTCTAAAGAGACTGAAGTTTTAAACTGTTCTAGTTGTGCTTTCTGCTCTTCTGTCGGGTCAGGCCAGATGCGGTTAATTATTCCGCTAATTAAGTTACTAGATGCCTCTATCGCTCTAGGTATATCAAACATTTACCACCTCGCTCTATAGTTTCTAACATCAATATGGACGAAACTATTATAGAGTCCTATCCCATACTTATCTGGGTATATTGCATCAAGTTGCTTATATAAAGATTTTGGGTCATTAGTCGGCACATCACAGGCTTTAGCTTTAACATGCTGTGATGTATCTGTAGAACCCACCAGTCTGTTATGTGTTACACATCTACATACGCTGTTTGGTCGGTATGCACCTATTATCTCCCTTACTTTCTCCAGTACAACTAGAAGCTCAGCATCAATAGTATCAAAGCCGCACCCGCACTTACATGCGACTTCTTCACGGCTAAAGTGGCTATTTAGTATTCCCATTACCCAGCCTCACTAAGGTCTAATACAGCCAATGATTGGTGGGGCAAAACCATCACAGTAGACTGGCGGTAGCTGTCTAAAGTATACAGCAGGAGATGGATTAGTTAGCTCTAGTGTTGTGTCTACTAGACCCTGAACGCCTTTAGCGTCTAATGCCTCATCTATCAGAACCATTAATGCACAATCGATTAGTAGCTGAGTACGGTTAGTGTCTATCTCACTTTCTAGTGGTGTAAAGTAAACACCCGTAAGTTTATCTACAGCGTTGCAGCGGTACTCCCAGTAATACCTAGATTCTGAGATTTCATTAAGAAAGCCTGATCCTGTTGCGTAGTTATCGACCTGCGCATGGTTAGCACTAACAGATAGTGAGATTGATAGTAATAGTATTGCTTGTAAGATTTTCATTGCGTCTCCTCTTTAGTTTAAAGTAAGTCCGTAACTTCTGCTGCACTAGCGTAGCCAAGGCGATATAACTCGCTATTAGGATCTTCCAGATATTGATACTGGTAACGCTCAGTAACTACGTCATCTTGGTTGGTCACTTCTTCTACCTTGTGAGTATCGTCAGTAACACCAGCATCTCCAGCATCTAGTTTAGAAGTCATTAACCATTGGTCTTTGATATCTAAGACTGTCTGTAGATATGCCTTAGTTTCTACTGGGTAATCACCCATTAAGTTAGTAATGTCGTGCTTGTTATTGATTGTTCTGGGAAAGTTTCTCATGCTATTAAAGCCTCATTAAGTTTGTTTATGTTTAAGCTGATTTTTAGGTTGTAGGTACTTGCCCACTTTATCCAACCCTCTGTTGAAGCAAGTGATGATCTATATTGATCCAGTGTTATTTTGCCTCTGTTAAGCAGCTCTGGTAGTGCCTTTAATCTCTTAGCTACCCGTTTCGCTGTGCTTTTACGTAGTAGTATTTTATTGGGGAAGTGTCGGTATCCTAGAAAATCTACCCCCTGAACCACCGGGAATATTGACCATCTGGAGAACTTAAGCTGTAACTTCTCCCTTAAATACAGTGCTGTCATCTCTTTCAAGAATCGCAACAAGGTAAAGGAATCAGCCAATAGACCGTTTAGCCCCGCAACTAGAGGTATATCATTATTGTCTACTGTAGCCGTAAAACCACGAGTGCTGATATTCGAATTCAGATTCAGTGGGGCATTGTTGAATTTAGAATAGCGAACACTGCATTTCACACTGTTATTCCAATTACTGCCTAGTTTCACTCGAAAACATCCCTTTACCTTATTCATCATCATAATGAATCCTTTATAGTCTATTAGCCGCAGGCTCCGCAAAACCACGAGCGCTGACAGTCGATTCCAGAGCCAGCGGGGCAGAGAGGAATCTAGAAGAGCGAACACCGCATACCGGACCGTTAATCCAATCACCGCCCAGTCTCACCCGATCAGGTGCTTCGTACCCCTTACCCTTACCAATACTGTTCACACCATCATAGGTGGTGCCGTCACTAGTAGTATCTGCAGCTACCCAGCCAGCAGTAAAGTCATCTGCCGCAGTATCTTGTCCGTACTGGTATAATACGCCTGCCATATCTTCACAACCGATATCAGAAATCATCCTACGACCTGCGGTATCTATATGACCACCAGTTGTACCGGGGTCTGAACTGCCTGAAATATTAGTTTCATTATTAGAACCATTTGCTGCTGACATAAAGTCCACTTGAAAAGGAAGTTTCTTACCTACTTCTGCAAGCCTCTCTACAAAGTTATACCAATGGTAATCTGGGTTACTAGCTCCATCAATAATAGTGCCATTATATATAGATGCTAAGTTACCCCCCGATAATGAAGCTAGATAAATATCTACCCACAATCCTGAATTAGCTAATACCATTCCTTCTGGAGCTGATACAGGACGATTAAATCTATCCCATACTGATCGAGGTAGAATATCACCTTGCGCATAACCGGTTAAGCTATGACCAGAGATTGTGCCTACTGCTACTGATAAGCAATGAAACCCAGCAATCTTACGTGAGTTACTAGATGTATAGCCAGTTGGTACTGTTGAGTTGTTACTAAGGATAACCCCACCGGCTTTGAGTAAGTAAACATAGAAGTCTTTACCCGCTCTATTAGACGCAGTTGCATAAGTCGAAGCATCCCAGTTGCCTGAAGTATTTAATGCCTTGGTAGTAGCCGCCACTTCAACTAGCGTGCCATCTACGACACCTCCTAAATCAGGAATGCTAAGTGTATTAGCTGAGTCTCTGCTAAATAGAGTACCCTGATCTAAAAAGGTTGGTGATGTAAACCCTGCGGCAGGTAGGTTGGTTAAACCAGAGCCATCACCTGTAGGAGCAAGTACTGTAACCCCAATATCCGCATTTTTAAGGATAGTAGCGTCTGCAGCCTCCTTAGCCGCAATAAGAGTATCAGCCTCACTCTTAGTATAAGCATCTACGAACCCACTAGTAGGGACATAGGCTACAAGCTCTACTATATCACCTACAGCAGCTCCTACTGTTAATACTACTTCTAATCCATCACTAGCTGTGAAATCCACACCTACGATTAGTTTGACCCCATTCTGGAATACATCTATATACCCTAAAGCATACCCAGAAGTAGAGATAAAGTCTGTCTGTCCAGCAGTCGGTGTAATCGTATCGACCATACGAATAGATGCAACTCCTGGATTGTTACCTAGATATGCCATAGTTTTATTCCTGTCGGTTAATTACTTCAATAGGTGTTGCATCTACCACAGCCTGTGCTTCAGTACGTTCTAGGTTATCTTGAGTAATATCAGGGTTTTCTATGGTTTTAATGGCAGGTTCAGCTTCAATATTATCACTATACTCAGTGATTTCAACAGTAGGTTCTAATGGCTCGATAGATGTGATAACTACAACTTCTTCTTGCATGAAAGTAGGATTACCTTCCTCATCTACGACAATCATATCATCGTCATCTAGGTCATATTCAAGAGTGGATTGCATCTCTCTGACTTCTTCACGACCATCTGCTAAGATATACTGTGCTAGTCTGGATACTGCTTGTGTGTATGCTGCTAGTTGCTCTCTGGAGCGTAGTGCTTCAACTTCAACCTCTACCCATTCAGGTAAGTCAGCAATAGTTTTGCCACCTGTGATAGTCTTGGGAAACTTAGCTTTTACTTCAGCAATATGAGCATTCCAAGTGCCGTCTGTTTGCATACCAAACTGCTCACCTGTAGAAGCGTAACCATCTTCACCTGTTCGTAAGGCCACATAATCAGGCTCTACTACGTCTGAGCCTTCAACGATTGATAATCCTTCAGACTTTACGTCCTGTAGGAATTGTTGATAATCTCTGTTGCCTTCAGCTTGTGGGATAGCCATAAAAGGCTCTTTCTTAATAATTAAATCTTCTAATAACTTATACATAGTCATCTCCTATAGCTCCGCAGACCAATCAATCCACGAATGTATATGCCAAGCGCCTACGTGAACAGAGCCTCCGCCAAAATCTTCGTTTATGCTTGTCCTGACCATCCTAAATCCAGTGGTTCCTACTGCACTAGCAGTCCAGCCAACTTGAGGTGTATTAACCTGACTACTGGCATCACTTATTAAAATACCGTGGTCTGTTCTTGAAAAGGTGGTTGTAGGTGTATCCCTCATCTGAGTCATAAACGAAGTAGGATTAGAGCGAGTATCAGTGTTGTGCTTATAATTCACAGTCATTGCATAAGTAACATATATCTTCTGATAATACCTCTGACACAACGCCAACTCCTCACCATAACTTCTATGCTCGAACTCGGTGGCTTGGTTGCCCAGTTCTAGTTGGACTTGTCCAAACGTAATAGTCTTACCTGTTGTATCCACACCAGTCATTAGCTGTATCTCGGCATAAGGTAGAGAGTTTGTATAATGATTTAACGGAATAGTAAAAGTGTGGGAGAACTTAGTCCAAGCAGTAGTTACGTTAGATGGATTAGCGGTAGTAATTTGGGACACACCGCTAGGGAACTGTATAGTATTTGGGACTGATACTGTACCTGATGAAACCTTAGCGTAGTAACTAAGAGTCACAGATTTGCCTAATAGTCTTTCAGGATTCTCTAACGTTTGGATTATATAGGTTTTGCCGGCGTCAGATGCATTTCCCGTTATAGCAAATGCGGGTAGGTTATCTACAGTTACCTTTGCCCCTGTGTTGGTGGTTACTGCCCATCCACTTGTATAGTTCGCGGAGTACCACCTATCGGCTGCATAAGACGCGGTACTCTTATTACCTGTTAAAGTAAAACTTGTCCCTCTCTGCCACACGTCAAAGCCACCATTTATTATCAAATTCCGGCTACCCCGCGCCCCGATAGCATTACGTGCTTCGTCTGCTGTGTCGGCTCGCAGGACTTCCGTCCCTTTGATGCCTTGGGGTTGGTCTAACTCCGCTAGTTTCTCACGGATATTTATTGCTGGTTTGCTAGCTGTTATAGCCATCTTATGTCTCCTCTACTATGAGGCCACCTTGTGCGGCTATCTCAGTGGTTGATGTGGATGTTTCGTCTACTCGCCTCAAACCTTGGAATACACTTCGTCCACCTGATGTTCCTACATGAAGTAACTCAGTTGAGTCGTCAAAGGCTAGGGCAGTCACTGCGTCTGATGAGCCGTTCAGCGTACACTTAGCATTGGCTTGGAATAGGACTTTCTCAGCTTCGTAGATTTCTTTGATTTGCTCGGCTGATGGTGCTGTTGCTGAGATTCTCCATAGGGCTAGTGAACCGTTAGTTAGTGGATTACCAGAACCAACATTAGCACCCAATATTAAAGTTGCGTCAGAAGGGTCACTGATATTTGCTGTTGATGATATTGACCCCCAAGATATTCCGTCTACATATAAACTTAAAGTAGAAGAGGAACGCAACATTGTTACGTGATGCCAACTCCCATCGTCAATAGTATTACTAGGATTAAGTGTATTATTTCCAGTGCTGGAATTTGCAGTTCTAAGGCGAATAGTTCCGTCTGACATTATATATATTTGAAAATAGTTATTGGCAGAACTATCCCCTCTAAAAACTACACATTCATTAGCACTGTTAGCAGATTCTTTCAGCCACCCACTAATACTAAAATCCCCTGTCCCAAAATCAAGGTCAGAGTTATAAGGTTGCTCTAAGTAATTACTAGCACTAAACCCAGAGATAGCTTTCAACTCAGCACCCGTTGCTACAGCAGATACAGTAGGTGTGCCGTGTACTGCTAGACCGCTGCCCTTCACTGAGCGATCTGGGATTGCTAAGCGTACTGAGATGTTGTCTATCGTTGTACCCGTATATATGTAAACGGAAACTACGCTACCACTGGGAATGAAAGTCATGGTGGGTGTGGCTGCTCGAACGTAGACTAGTGATGGCGCTACCGCACCTGCGGAATCATACACATTCGCCCCTGTACCGCTAATAAGGTCACAATCAATTACATAAGCCTTACCTGCAACGACTGTAATATTTTGGTAACAATCATCGACAGTTACTAACTGCCCACTGACTACGCTGAAATTAGAGCCTCCAGCATACGCAGACCAGCCTGTTGTTCCATTACCAAAGTCACCATTCGTAACCAACTCAGTCCCACTCAACGCAGTCACATCAGTGTCCACATTCCAAGCACCGCGAATGTCGCCTGTCATGAATCCTGTGTTGTACTTGGAGGTGATGTAGGCGACTGAGCTATTTGAGTGTGTTGCATAGTTAGGTAAGAATTTATGCAACCCAAATCTATTTGCAAAATCTCCATGTGGCATTATATGTAGAGGGCCGGCATTTGCCTGAGTAGAGTCACCCCCATGGTTCATCCAAAGTCCGGGATTAGCCGTACCTGACCAATGCGTTGAAGTCCCTCCATCATTTGAACCCATAGCTAACATCAGTTCTGCGTAGGTATTACCCAAACTTGTTGCTAAATTGCCTGTAGTATTTATAGAGGGGGAATGACCAAGGATTCCAGCATGACTAGGGTTTCCTGTGTAAGGCCCATAATGAGCATTGGTATACCAATACCCACCAGTGTTATCAAAAGAAATGGTATGTACCCCTCCTCCCGAAGCTGACCACGCCTCATCACGGTTTATTACCGTCCCATCATCCTTAATAACACTCACACCACCATCTGTAGCAACAGCAATAGTCGGAATGGGTAGCCCAGTTGCCGAGTCTATCGGGGCGTTGGGTAGGACTGTGATTGCTATGTCGTTGACCGTACCATTAACAATTTGTTTGTAGTACCTATCAGTCGCAGTCCAAGCTGTGAAAGAATCATTTCTAGTTGCGATACCCCCTAGTTGACTATAGTTACCACTTGAAGGGGTGTGAAAAATAGACATCTGGTCGTTGATGAAATGTAAGTTTCTACATCCACTACTGCCTATAGAG